ACCTTCAGTAATAACTGGTGTAGGTGGTGGGCTTATCTTTAATGGATTAGTAAGTTCGCTGAACACTAATGGATTGTCTGGTCTATTATCATAGTTATCATCAACTAATGACAAGTAAACATGTGATGCATCAATGACGCCGTTTGCATCTTGTGCAACTCCGCTTACATTCAGTTTGCCTATTGTGGTGCTGATTGCAGCGCCAACTATATTATTAACAGTAAACTCAACTGTATCTTGTGCTTTTTTCTTTGTAAGTGAATCAAGTCCAGAATTTAAACTAACATTAGTAAATGCTACGCTAGCACTCTTTAATATATATTTTGTAGTTCTTGTATAGATATTATATTTGTTTGAATCAAACTTAAAGTAAATTAACCAACTGGTATCTGTATTCCCAAACGCATGGCTATCAAAATTAGCTACGTATGCTTCAGGTGTGTTGTCTAATTCCCAACTTTGGTTCTTATAATCATATCTAAGTGAAAACGATACTTTTGCATCAAGGTATGTTTTAATAATGTTTGATTCTTTTGTTTTAAATAAACGTGCGAACGCTGGTACAATAACATCAATAACACTACCGGTTGGTACCATTGCGTCCATTGTAATTGCGCCAAGTCCACTTGATTTTAATCCACTTGCTTTTCCAAGTTGTGTACCATCAATTCCTAATCCGTAACCAAATACGTTTAGTACTTTACTCCACACTGTTGTTCCAGTTGGTGTAATGAATTTAACCATTGCGCCGGTTCTAAGTTGATTTAAATAATTTGTTTGTGATTTACCTACACGCTCTACATTAACACCGTTCTTTAAAATAAAATATCCAGTGTTTGCGTTATAAACATTTCCGCCAGGTACAGTCCAAATGAATCCATCTATAGTAAAGTTTGCATCGCCAAATGTTAAGTTTGGTGTATATGAGTAAGTTGTTGTCTTTAATGCACTAAATGCACTTGTGAACTTTGTATAGTATAAGTTAATAAGATCAAAGTCGCCTAGCTGACTTTTTACATACTTCTCAAATATATAATCTTTGTTCATACCAACTACAGTAGTTTGACTTTTAATACTATTATCTTCATACAAACGACCATCAGCACCATTAATTAATAAGTTACTGTATTCGCCTGTTGGATCAGTGAAGTCAACGTATCTACTGTGTCCGCTAAATGTTCTGTTAAGACTTTTAACTTTTACTACGTTAGCTGACTGGTATGAGAACAATGTGTTATAATCATCTGCTGTAACTAATCTGTTTTGGCTTGCATATGCTAACGGAGCATTTTGTTTAATATTGTCTAATGTTTCTGCAGTACTTGCTGATGTAATGCTTGTTTTTAATTGTAATGTAAGTTGTGCAACATAATCATTTCCGTCAAGTCCTTGATACTTGATTGAAATCTTTTTGTTTGCTAAATCAGCTGGACGTACTGTATATGTTTCGTTTTTACTTACACGATACCATACACGTATAATCCCTTGTGGTGCATTACCAAACGTTTGATCTGCAAAGTTAATTGAAATTTGATTATCTTTTCTAGTTCTAACACTAAACACATCTCTGTTGGATGCTATTACACCATTATATGATGTGTTGTTATAGCTTGCGATACTCTTTACATTAGTCCATTGCTTAACAATAGTTCCGTCTTTGTTTACAGTTTGTACCCATACGTCACTGTTGTTAATATGGTCTACATTAATATCTATTGTTTGATTGTCAATTGGGTCAGTAATTTGTACATCTTTAAATGCTAGTGTTCCTTCTTTAATTCCAAAGAAGAAACCTGTGTCTTTGTTTGTTAACCCTAATCCACTATTCTTATAATACAATCCAAATGCGCTAGAAGGCATTGGTGCTTTTTCATAAACAATATTATTCTCATAGTCTACACTTACAATATTAAATGTAGATGATACACCATTAGCGACACCAGTTACGTCAAACTTAATTTGACCAGCTGTATTGTTTAATTCATAAAACTGTTGTTGTATATTACTTACTGTTGTTTGTTTCTTTGGACTACCAAATTGGTTACCAAATTGTAAAACACTATTCATAACAGCAATAAAATCATCCAAGTTATTTACATTACTTGTTGATTCAAATTTAATTTCTTGTCCACCTAAACTTGTTCCGGCACTACCAATCACTTGTTCGTTTGTTTTTGCACTGATTACTTTCATCTCACCAAACGCTGACACATTACGTCTTGGTGTGTATCCAATAAACTCTGCAAGTTTATAAACACTATCCTGTCTTTCGGCAGTACTTAAAAAGTTATTCCTTGAGTTAAGGTCAACTCTAAATGCTAAGTTGTGTCCCATTTGCGCTACTACATCAAGTAGTGCTACAAACTCTGAACTTTCAATCCAGTCATTGTAATTCTCTGGATATGTATTTCTTACATACTCAACCATTGATAATCGAATAGTATCATAATCAAATGCTTGTAAATTAGCGTTGATGTACGATTCGTATACCGCTTTATAGTCTTCGGATGCAAAAAGTTTTGATTGTCTAATATTTTGTGCCATAATTAAAACTCTGCCGTTTCAGTGAAATCTGTGTCAAATATAATCTGCAAATCTGTTGCAGTTGTAGATGGTAGATATAATAACTCTACTGCTACTGTTACCTTTTGATCTTTTTTACTAACTGTGACACTATTGCCACTAATTAGATCGAACCTTGGATCGTGTGTTACAACGTTATGTACTTCTTCAGTAATCATTTCAATTGTAGTTTCGTCCAATGGTTGGAAAACATAATAAGGCAAGTTACTGCCAAAATCTGGGTTAGTCCATTTCTCTCCTTTACGGATATGAAAATGGTTCAACAGATCTCGTTTAGCAAGTTCTAGATTTTTCAATCTTAGACTTGCATTTGTTTGATTTACTGTGGTGTAGCCTACTATATTACTCATACAAGTATTTATCAATTTAATTATACTGGTATTTAATCCTTAGTATAATGTGATGTTATCTGCTAAATGTAGCTTCTCTTCTGGCCATTTGATATAATTTTTCCAATTTGTATCAGGAATATGAATATCATGGAAAGTAGATGCGTGATTTATTTGAAACCATGTGGGGCGCTTAGGTTCTCTTATTGGTTTAGGATATAGCCTATCTGCTTTTTTAACATTACAAGAACCACATGCAGCAACACTATTTTCCCATGTTAGCTTCCCACCCTTTGATTTTGGGATAACATGATCAATTGTTAACTCATGATAATGAAATAACCCACCACAGTACTGGCAACAATATCCATCTCTGAGATATACATTTTTGCGAGAGAACTTTGCTTTAGATGGAGGTTTGTGATAAGTGTTCATCATAACAACACTAGGCAATGGTATTTCTAATGTAGACGTATGTAAGAACCTTCCTTCATAATTTTCTAATACGTGAACTTTACTGCCCCACATTGCCTTAATTGCATTTTGCCAGCTAATCGTAGAAAGTGGTAGTAGACTTAAAGGTGTTGCATCAGCGTTTAAAAGTAATACACTTGCATGCATGTTGTAGTCCTTTTTACTTATTAAGTTGAGATGATAATATCCGTTGTCTTGATTCAGACATGTGTGGTAAGAACCTACTAGTCATTGCATAATAAACATACTCTGCCTGGGCTCTACTTGTGTCGTCTAGCATTCTTCCTGGGTATCTGTTTGCTATTTCTTGTATTCCTTGTCGTCTAATTAACGACCTGTCTTGTTTTATTCCGTAGTCAGCAAGCATAATAACTTTTGCTTCTGCTTGTCTCATTAGACGGTTTGTACCACTAAGAGTCATAGCAGTTGCTACGTAGTTCCATTGTTTGTTTTTTACATAATCATATAGATTAAATTTTCTTTCTTCTGTGCCCACTGTAGTCCAATCGCCTGTTAAGTAATACAAACTTAGCATGCCGTCATACTGGCTTTGGCTTAGTGAACCTAACACAAACACTTCTTTAAATCTTCTTTCAGTTTCTTTGAATACATCAATCCATAGTTTATATGCTTCTTTTTCTGTTAGGCCTTTACCTTTAATACCATCTGTTAGATTATATCCAATTTTTACAACATTGTTAACATCCTTATAAGAAAACGCCTTCCATTTAATTTTACGTAACATTAAATTAATCATAGCACTACTTGCTTCTAAATTTTTAATAGGCAATTCGGTAGTAGCCAATACACTATCAGTAACTGTAAATAAATCAAATGCTAATAAGTCTTCTTGTGTTAATGTGTTTGATAAAGTAAGTTTTGTCATGAAACTGAATCCCCTTTGGGTAGAGTATATTCTTCTTGTGTTGTTGATGCACCTTTCCATGGATGATGCTCAGGCACACGACTAGCGGCACTTTCTGTAACACTTGTATTTGTCATATGTGATTGCTTAGTAATTTCTACTGCTGCTTTTGGAACTGGACCGTTCAAATCAATACGTGTTCCTTTGATGAACATGTTGCTACCTGATGTCGTGTTAATTTGTCTAAGCGCACTACTGTTAATATCGATAGCACTATGAAAGTCAATTGTACCAGTTTGACTTTGTAACTTGAGTCCTTCAGATCCAGCAGCTTTAATGTTAACTCCCTGATCGGCTTGCATATTGAT